CTTGACAAGTCTACTGACTGTGCTTGTATTCCTCTTGTTCCTATTGTTGCAAATGCCATATATTATCCTATTTTATATCCCCCAAACATCATTTGAAAATCACCACCATCATAGTGCGCTGTTCCTGCATTAATGTCTACAGATACATATACTTCAATGTAATCCCCTGCTGCTAAATCTTGAATTGTGTTAACACAAGAAGTTATTTTTCTTCCTGCATTACCTCTTAAATCATTTTCAGACATAGCTATACGACTACCATTTTTATAAAGATTTAAATAATAAACATTTAAATATGAATTAGCCGATCCTCTACCTAGAACCATTGTATATAAAAAATATTTCCCTGCCTTGCCGCTTGGCACGGTAAATTTATCTGATGCAAAAGCACTATCAGAATCAACAAGTTCTGAGTCCCAAGCAACTTTTGTATTAGTGTTATCTGTTACAGCTGCATTACCAGTTTGTCTTACAGAAAAATAAGGGCTTAAATCTGATATTCCAGAAGAAAAACCAGATACTGTTGCACCTGTTAAATCTAATGTTCCCCCAGAAGCTACATCAAGCGTTGTGCCTGAAGGAATACTCACGGTATCTCCTGACTGGCCCAATGTGATGATACCTGTCCCCGTTCTCTTGAGTATCGTGTCTACTTTCAGTGTACTCATATTATTCCGCTAGTTTATATCCAA